TGATTGTGTTTTAACTTGGCACTTGTATAGAGTATGGTCAACATCAAAGATGATGTCAGCCTCCGCGCTGTGTGGAACTATAACCACAGTATCTGCGTGTAAAGAAAGTAGCGAGGCTACTAAGTACTCTCCAGAACGGCCAACTCTTTCAGATTGGCGTGGCATGGGGTTATTGTGGTTCGTTCAAAAATTGTGGAAATTGTTGTGATCCATATCTAATAGAACCCCCACCAACATCACTTAAAAGCTTTTCTTTAAATTGTCTGCTTCCTTGTAATTGTTGCATAATCTCTAATATCTCTTGTTGCCTTTGTGGATTTTGTTCTAATAAAACATTACCAATACTTCTAGCTCTTTTTTCTGTTGGATTAGAAATAATATCTCTTGCTTTTGTAAAAAGGCTTGCTTCAGCCCTAAGACCAGCAGAGCTTGTCGGCGCGGTTGCCATAACAGCAACATCTGATAATGCTTGTACAGCATCTTCGGCATCTAATAATTTTTCTGCTGTATTTGAACCACCTATTATAGTTCCAGTTTTTAAACTTATATTTGATTCTCTTATTAATTTATTAATAAACTGACCTCTAGCATCTATGTCATTTTCAAATAATATAGATAATTTTTGTCGCAAGTCTGGAGAGTCAAATATTTTTTTTACTAAATTAATATTATCTCCAGTTTTATTTATTTGATTATATATTTCTTGAAACACACCAACCTTAAAAGCATCTTTTTCTACATTTGTTTTTAAATTATTATATTCATTAAAAAATGCTTTAGCTGAAGATGATGGTTTGTGTGAAATTGCTCCTTTTTCAAAAGCATCTAACAATGCAAATTTATCAGAACCTAATTTTAAAACCTCAACATATTCATCACCAATAGTAGATTCTTTTAATAAATCTCTAAAATTATTTGCAAGTTTTTTTCTATCTCTTGCTCTTTCTTTACTTAAAGAACCGCTTACAACTTTTTCATAAGTTTGCTGATCTGCTGATTTTTTAATTAAATCCAAAAACTCTAATGGTAGTTGTTTGTTTACGCCTATTATTTTTCCTTTATCTTTTAAAAATAAATTTCTAATAGGAGGTATGGCATTTGGTTTTCTTCCATTTGCTATTAATTTTTCTCTGTATGCGTTTCTTGCATCTTCGTATGCTTCTCTTATAACAGGATTTTGTAAGTATTTGTATAAATCTAAATTTCCTACCTGCTGATTTTTTATAAAAGCTTGTTCATACATAGGACCTAAATAAGAATCTATGGTGTCAATTAAATCATCTACCCCACCTGATAAATCTATTTTTGGTGTTTTTAAAGTTTGTTTAGTTACATCTTCTAAAGATTTTAATATTCTTGATGATTGTATATTTGGATCTTCTAAAGCATCTAAAGCAGCTGCTTTTTGTTCAACTGTACCAGACGTTCTTTCAATTAATTGCTTTTCAATGTTCATTCCAGGAACTCTTGTTTTAATTCCTCTTAACTTTCTTGTTACGGCATCACCACCATAATCTGATAATATTTCTACAGGAGTTAAGCCAATAAGTTTGTCGGCAGCAATGTTGTCTTGTATTTTTTGCAAAACTGTTTCGATAGGTATTTCATCTCTTGCAAACTGATCTGCAATAATTCTTATTGATTTAACATCTTCTTTATTGAATTTTCCTTGTCTTGACGAAATTATGTTAGTTAATTTTCCTGCGCCTTCCAAAGTTGTTGGTATTGCTGCGCCCAAAACACCACCAGCTGTTGCACCCAAAGCACCGCCAAAAAGTCTTTCTTCTGTACCACCTTCAGCATAGCCAACTCCAGATATTCCTCCTTGCAATGCTCCAACCTTAGCTCCCTCTGCTGCTCTGCTTAATAATCCAGAACCAGGCTTAGCAATTTTACCAGCAAGCAATGGATTGCTTAAAATTCTAGCACTTGCAGCAACAGCACCTGTTCCACTTGCTCCACCCGTGAAAGGCATTAATAACAATGATGCTACAGCTGGCGCAACTGAACCAACTATCTCAGCACCTAAAGCTGATTTTGGATTTGCTTTTTGAAATGCTTGTAAATCTTCTTTTGATTCTTTTAATCTTCTATCAAAAGATTCTGAAAAAGTTTCATCTGTAAATAAAGAACCTAGAGAACCTATAGCAGCACCAACCTCATCAGAAAGTCCAAAGGTTAAACCCTGTAAGGCTTGTGATTTTAAACCAGATAAATAGGGTATTGTAGGCTCTGCTTCTTCTTCAGTTACAACAAGCTCTTGTTCTTGTAATCCTTGTTGAAGCTTTTTAATTTCTTCTAAGGTTGCCATTATTGTTTCCCTTTAGATTCTATAACTTTTTTAATAATGTCTAATTGTTTTTCTGAGTATTGTGATAAATCTAATGTTGCTAATTCATTTAATGGTAAGGATTTTAATTCTATTTCTAGTAATTTATCTTCTATTGGGCTACCATAATTTTGTACTATTCTTGATGGTTTCATACCATACTCTTCAGCTAAATTTTTAAATTCTTCCATCACATAAGATTGATTATCTGATTGTGTTTGATATAAATTATTTGCTTGTGTTTTAAAATCTTTTCTCATAGACTCTGTAAGTCTTTCACCAGATTTATATCTTAAATATGCGGCTTTAACCCTTTCTCCAAAAGCACCAGATTGTGCTGCATTTTCATATTCAGACTCCCTTACTACTGAGCCAGGATCTAACATTTTCATATAATTAAATATTAAAGATAAGTCACCAGCTGCTGTAGGCTCTACAGATAATATTCTTCCAAAAGCATTTCTTACATTTACAAATTCTTTTGACTCAGATCTATAATCATCTCGTAATTTATCCTCGTCACCAATATTGTAGGGTTCTTTTTCTTCTTCTTCTTTTTCTTTTGTAACATCTGGAAAAACTTTCTGCCCTTTCATTGGACCTTCGGTGTATCTCCAATAACTATTAACATCTTGTTTCATGCCGTATGACATTTTATCTTTTGGTATTTCTGTGCCAGGAAAAACTCTTTCTTCTGTGTCAATATATCTTTTTACACCCATTACATCTTCCGTGTATTCTCGTTTGGGTGCTTTTTGTCCATATAAGGCATCATATTTTTCTTTTATGCCCATAGCTTTTGCAAATATTTTTTGTGATTCAGGAATATTGGAGCTATCAATGGCAGCATTTAATTCTTGGTTAAGTTTATCTTGCTCTGCTTTTTGCTGTTGTTGAGCTATCATTTGCTGTCTTTGCAAAACACCTTGAGAAGGATCTTGACCTCTTAAAACGTCTGATAAAGCAAGCATCATATTTCCAGCTCTTTGCCTTCTAACCATTGGGTCTACCTGCGGCACTTGTGGTGTCTGTGGTATATTCATAGAATTTATTTGATTATTTGTTTTATCAATATCATCAAACAAGCTTGTGTTTATAAATGGTTGTTTGTTTAAAATTGTCATATAAATTTCCTAAAGTTCTACTACTCAGGTAAAAAACCAAATGGGTTATATCCACCAGTCCAAGCCGAACCAAGTAACCCAGTTGCGCCGCTAAGTATTCCGCCTAATCCAGGTGATGATTGTGTTGCTTGTGTCTGACCAACTAACTGAGGCATCATGCCTAAACCTTGGCCTAATAAACTTAATGAGTATGCTGGATAACCCTGCTCTCTCATAAACTCTTGGAAAGCAAAGTCTTGTTCTTGTTGTCCTAATCCTCTTGATAAAGCACCGTAGCCACCGAGTAAGCCTAAAGCTTGTTGTTGTCCACCTAGTAAACCACTTAATAGATTAGCTTGTTGTTGACGGCTTCTTAGCTCCATCTCTGGTGCAAACATAGCTCTTTGTTGTTGTCTTGCTATATCTGACTCCGCCGCGCCCAGCGCCTGCTTAAAGCCCCTGTCTCTTATGTCGGCAAGAGTTTTAGCCTCTTGTTCTTGTAATGGCCTTAACGCCTCTTGCTCATATATAGTTCCTCTTGAACCACCAAAGACACCAGATCGAATGGCTACATCTTGCGCTTGCTGTTGTTGTAAATCTCTACGTCTAGCGAAGTCTTGCTCTGTTAAATCTATAACTTGTTGTTGATATGGTGATTGATATGCACCTATGTCTACATCTAATAAAGACTGCACGTCTCCCATTTGTGGAGCTGCTTGACCAGCCAATGCTTGTAGCTGTCCTGTTGGGTCATAACCAAAAGCGCTACCAAATAAACCTTGTATTCCTGCACCCATTTGCATTTCTTCTGGAGACATGCCAACGAATCTATCGCCTGTATAACCTACAAATGGTATATCAGATGCTTCTTTAGCACGCTGATAGTAGTCCATATACAAGTCTTTCTGCCAGTCTGGTAGGGTTGCTTCTTGTGTTGTTGTTGTTTTTCCTTTACTCATAAGTCTTTTCTAATTAGATATTCTGTTTCAAATCCTAGATGTTTTAGTTTCCTAGTCCATCCTTTTCTGCCTCCGCCGTAGAGTCTTTTGACTCCACACGCTTTGGCATAATCTTCTATGTGTGGCAACATTACCTCTAATTCTTTGTAATCGCCACCACAAAATAATAAATTCATTGCAGTGTGTTGCGGGAATACTACAAATTCTGTTACAAAAGCAGAGTTTTGTCCTGCCCATAATAAGAATATTCCTTCATCTATTTTAGCTTCTATATCATCGATTGTATAGGAATCTTGATATTTTATAGCTTTTGCTATAAGAGGCCTGCACTTAATCCATTCTTCTTTCCAAGACTTTTTAATCGCCTTTTGCATATTCTATAATACTTAATACTAAATGTATGTTTGCGTGGCTAACTTGTGCTTTTACAATTTCGCCTTGTTGTATAGTTATACCTGCATTGGTTTGTAATTCTATAGTTTCATGTGCTGATATGTTTTTTTCTTTGTAAATAAAAAACTCATTAGAGCCTGTGTCTGTAATGGATACGTTTATATCGGTTTGTTGATTACCATGATCGCACGCTATAAAACCTTTTATAATTGCAAAATCAAAATCATCTCCTGTTGGTGCAGTATAAATAGTTTGTTGTGTAGTAGCTGTAAAAGCATACTTAACATTAATTGCACGCTGTATGTACTGTCTTTGTGAGGATAAATCCATTATCGTTTACCTCTTGTTTTTATGTCTAATCTTATATTACCAACTTGAAAATCTTGAGTTAAAGAACCAGTTACCGTCATAGATACCTGTCTTGCTGTAAACCTTGCATCGGTATAACCATCTGATTCAAAGGTAAAGTTACCAAAGTCTGTTTCTGTACCCAGTGGTGTGTTCTTGCCTTTAAAACCTATTGTAATGCCTGGTAAGCTATTGGATTCTTCATCTGGTAGTATTTGATTAACCTGTGCTAATTTGTCGCCATTGCCAATCTCAAGCGGTCCTGTGGTGGCAAATGGAACTTGGTCACCTAAGTTTGGAGAGTTAAACAACGGTCTTTTATCATGTTCATATACAAAGCCATTAGAGTCGCAAGATAAAGGATGATTAAATACGCCTTGGTCTACCCAACAACTTCTATTCATAGAGCCTATACTCCAAACATTGTCTATATAGTTCCATATAACATACTTGTTAGGTGATAGTTGGTCTACATCTCCCACAGGGAAAAACCACCATATCTCATTAAAATCTATGTTGTGTGTGCCAAATGTAGATTGCTGTGTATTAACCTGTATGTTGTCAAAGATGTAGTCGTGTACGTCTGACTTTAACTCTCTGACTGTGCCATCAAAAGAAAAGAATGAGTTTTCACTAATCCATGATAAAAAACTACCAGAAGATACTATTGACCTTGGGCTTATAGCTTTACAGTTAATACCCGCATCTTGTATACCGTATACAAAAGGAGAGCCTGTATAGTAAAGCCTGTTAATACCAACATCGGTAAAAATAATAATGTCATTTTGCCATTTAATAGCATAGTTAGCTTTGCCGCCTGTAGGTATTTGCAAATCACCTGCTGTATTTCTAGCAGTAGATGTCCAATTAGTATTATCTTCTCTGTCAGACCATGCTATTTTTCTAGGATCTCCACCTGCGCCTATGGCTACTAAATGCCTTTCATTGCTTACAATAACCGCCTGACATCCTGTCGGGGCATTGGTAATTGGTGTTGCAATAGTATCTGGACTTCCGCTTCCTGCGTCTGGCCTCCACTGATATAACTTACCATCTCCTGCAAAACAAAAAACCAAATGTTCTCCCCAGTTATCAAAAGAAAAACTTTTAGTATCAAAGTTTAATGCTGACGTGCTTCTCTCGTCTCCCCAATCTTCTACGCCATAATGATATGCACCGTAGCCAGTAGATGTAATAACATCATCACCGATAAAACCTATTGGTGTTATGTCATACCAAGTATCGTTATATAAAACATATACATTAGACCTAGTACCAATAGCTAAAACTTCTTCGCCATTATTGGTTTTGTAAGAATACATACCAATAGGCGTGCCAGTTAATGCTGTATCTTTAAACTTAACCCAACCACCCAATGGTTTTAAATAACCATTTTCAAAACGCACTAAATCACCATCTACCCAACGACCTTTGTTGGCGTAGTCAGTACCGTTTTTTACTATTCCTGCTGGGGGTGTAATTGGAAATAGAGCCATATTTAGCCCTATGCTGTGCGCTTCCACATATATACAACTATATATGGTTGTAAGTTATTGTGAGCAGAACCACTACCTGTAGACAATGTTTTACTTGAACCCCAAGGATCGTCTGGGGTGCCACCATAAAAGTTATTAGGTGTTGATGAGTTTGTTACTGCGGTAAACCCAGATGGTCTACTACTGCTACTAGCAGCACCATGCAATGATGTATGGTCATGCGATGGCATTTCAGAAATTGTTAATGTGTGTGTTTTTGCGCCGCCTGTTTCTTCTAGGGTATCAAAGTCTGTATCTCCAGAGTCAAGGCCAACTATAGTTTTACCAGCTCCAAAAGCTACCCATGTACCAAAACCAAGTAAGGTCGCTGGGTTTGTGCTTACGGCTGCATTGATGTAGATAGAGCCAACTGGATATATTTTTTCTAATACATTAGTTCCATCAATTTGTAATTCTCCTGCTGTGGTATTTACATTACCGCTAGCAGTTACAGTTGTTGCTGCAACAGTTGATGTACTGTTTGCACCTATTGGTGTGCCGTCAATAGCACCGCCGTTAATATCTACTGTTGTTAGGGTAGATGTACCGCTTACTGTTACGCTATTTAAAGTAGCTAAGCCAGATGTCGATACAGTAGTAAATGCACCTGTAGACGCTGAGCTGGCTCCTACAGTTGCTCCGTCAATAGAACCGCCATTAATATCAATAGTTGTAAATGTTGCTGTTCCTGTGGATGTTAGGGTTCCTGCTACTGTTAGGGTTTTACCACTACCAACATTAAGGCCAACACTAGTCCCAGATCCGTTTGCAGTAAAAATACCATCAACAGTATCTAAGTCTGTGTTAATTTTTCCACCCCAGGTATTAGTAGATGCGCCTACTTCTGGCTTGGTTAGATTAAGGTTGGTTGTAAAGGTGTCTGCCATAATGCTTACTTATTAAGTTTGGATTTTACTAATTCAATCCATTCTGGTTTCTTTTTATATATTATAAACCCAACAACTGCTATTAGTATAACTATTTCAAAAAATGATTCCATATTAAGAATCTAAAGTTTTAGTAATTGAAGTTGGATTTTTTTTATTTTCTATTTGTGAATCTAAATTTGCTTCTAAGTTAGCAACTTCTTCTTCGCCCATAGCGTCTATAACCCAACCTTGAACCATCTCTGATGTTACTTCATCAAAAGGTTTAAAGTTAGATAAATCAGATGTATCTATGCTTTGAGTACCATAAGATGATGCAGAGTATTCTCCATCTTCTTTAGATACTGACCAATGCACATTATAGATCACATCGTCATGCCCTTCTTCGTTAGGGTGTACGTCAACTGTTTTTACATTCCATTCCATTTTTATTCTCCTGTATAAGACATTAATTTATCAATATATATTATATGTTGATTCATCTTGCTTTGTGTAGCTTCTGTATCAACTTCACCATTACCATCTAAAATACATGGTACTTCAAATATAGCTCCATCTGATGTCCTTGTAGCTATATAAAATTTTATAAAATCGTCTGCTTCTCTTTGTACTGTTTCGTAATTCATTTTAACTAAATAATAAATATCTACTAGCAGAAGCAAGTGAATAGGAACCTCCTAAATCCCACATTCTAAGACCTGGATTTGGGCTTGAATATGTAAGAGATGTTCTTGTTTTTGTTGCTAATAATGTACCAGTATTATCTGTTCCGTTATAAATTTTTAAAGTAGTCCAACCTGCATTACCTATTGGAGATGCTTCAGAATCAAGAATACGAAAAAATGTATTTCCAGTCCCTGCACTATAAAACTCCCAAGAAGGGTCTGAACCAATGAATGGGGTATATAAATCACATGTTGCATCAGTTGTTGAACCAAAAGAAGTACCTGAAACAGTACCATAACCAGTATAAGTAGTTGACCCACTAGTTGTTGAACCCGTACTAATTCCTGTTGTCCATAAAGAAGCACTAGCACCATAAAAATCATCCATGCTTATGGCACCCGAAGCGACACCTGCAAGAGTTCTTAAATCAGTTTCTCCCATAGAAGATGTTG